GTACATGGAAGGTTTACCCAAAGAATGGCGCATACCGCTTCTTGCCCACAACCGGAATCAGCTTCAACTCAAGAATAGAAGCCGCCTCTTTTATCAAGTCGCGGGGCTTAGAGCAAAAGGTTCACTTGGTCGCGGTAAGGCCATCACGTTTCTACACGGAACAGAAACTTCGTCCTGGGGCGATGAAGAAGGACTAGCATCACTGCTGGCGTCTTTGGCTGAAACCAACCCGAATCGTCTGTACATCTTTGAGTCCACTGCGCGTGGCTTTAATATGTTCCACGATATGTACGTCACCGCGAAACGCGCTAAGACACAAAGAGCCATCTTCTGTGGCTGGTGGCGTAACCAGTTCTATTCTGTTGATGCTGCCTCACAGATTTACAAAGTCTATTGGGATGGCAAGCTAACACCAGAAGAAAAAGAATGGACACGCGACATTAAGAAACTCTACGACGTAGAGATCAACAGTCGGCAAATGGCGTGGTGGCGTTGGAAGCTGCATGAGGGCATCAAGGATGATGCGCTGATGTATCAGGAGTTCCCGCCCACTGAAGACTATGCGTTCATCATGACGGGAACTTCGTTCTTCTCGAACGCCCGTTGTACGGACATGATGAAGATCGCCAAGAAGATTGGTTGCGATTATTACCGCTACAGCATGGGCGCGAACTTCTTGGACACAGAAGTGGTGAAGTCTACGGAGCGACTAGCAACGCTAACCATTTGGGAGGAACCAGTTGATACGGCTTATTACGTTATTGGTGCAGACCCTGCTTATGGCAGTTCTGATTGGGCTGATCGTTTTTGCATACAAGTCTTCCGTTGCTACGCTGACGGTATGGAGCAAGTTGCAGAGTTTGCGACACCGGAGATGAACACTTATCAGTTCGCGTGGGTGATCGCCCACCTTGCTGGCGCTTACAAGAACTCGACACTTAACCTTGAGGTCAATGGCCCTGGTCAGGCGGTCATCAATGAACTGCGAAACTTAAAGCGTCAAGCTGCGACATTAACAGGTCAACAAGGCTATGACTTGATGAACGTGCTAGGCAGCATGAGTAACTACATTTGGCGGCGTAACGATACGTTAGGTGGCATCAGTAACAGCATCGGCTGGATTACGACATCACAGACCAAAGAGCGAATGCTGTCGTACATGAAGGATTACTTTGAGCGCAACATGATGGCGATCTACTCAACCGAGTTGATTGATGAGATGAAGACCATTGTGCGTGATGGTTCAAGCATTGAAGCAACTGGTAGGAACAAGGATGATCGTGTGATGGCAGCGGCTTTGGCTTGCGCGGCATTTGCCGAGCAGGTGCAGCCTAAGTTGATCAACATGAAGATCACCCGCGAGATGAGCAGAAAGACGGATGACATGACACCAGAGCAGGTGGCGGTGGGCAGGAACGTATCTGATTACCTGAAAAGGATTGGTATTTATGGAGGCAATGCGTGATCGACATTATTCCTAAAAAGGAATTGTTAAGAATTATCAAAGCGTTTGTGGCTGATGAGAGGCGCGGTATTCCGCTAGAGTTGTTTTCTGAACTATGCGGTGTTGACCGCAAAACGCTCTACAACGTCTTCATTGTTGAGAAGTACCCAATGACCGAACTCATCCAGCGCAGGGTGTCCAGAGGCTACGATTCTTGGCGCAACGGCGAGGTGGCGGTCATGGAGCGCTACGGCAAGAAATGGATTGAATGGCGCAAAGAACCTAAGCTGAGAATGGTCAGAGGCTATGGGCTGACATTGAAAGATGGCGAGATTAAGCTGGACATTGGTATTAAGAACCGTCTTGATTATTCTGGTTATTCACTTGATGATAAATTGAAGGGGATATGATTATGGCGATATTGCGTGATTATCATTGTCAGACACACGGTTACTTTGAGTCGTTTGATGCCAAGTGTCCGATGAAGAATTGCGCTGAAGAAGTGTCTATCGTGCATCTTCAGCCGGTAGGTTTAAAGTCTGATAAGACTAAACATAACGACAAAACGCTCCAGCAGTTGGCGATGGACTTCGACATGACCGACATCAAGTCAGTGCGTGAGGGCGAAAGCCAATCGGGTTATCTAACGCGCAACAACAAAACGCCACCGGAAGCGCCAAGAGAGCAACGACCTGGTGACGCTGTGATGTGGGGCAATACGTCCGGCACTCGCTGGAATCTGGACAGCCTAGTGAAGGGCAATGGTTATCGTTCTATTAACGGCGAACCTGTGGGCGTGAATCCTAAAGACCTTGGTAACTTGACAGCACCCAAGACTGCGAGTTATATAGCCGACCATGACAACCTGCAAATAAATCCAAATGCGGATACCTAGCAACCCACTGCACCGTGAGGAGTTCTATCTGGATTTGATCCAGAAGTGCTTTGTGTCACGGGAGGAACGCAAGGCTGATTACTCCGCACTTCGATCCTACTATTTGTTTGGGGCAGCGCCGGAAGAATCACCGGCGCTTTTTAACAAGATTTTCCCGCACATCGACCAGCTAACGTCCTTTCTGTATTCAGCAGAAACGACACGCTTTACCATCAGTCTTGGCGCAGAGGTCAATCCGCTGGAACACCGCAAGATTCCAGTGCTGACCAACAAGCTGAACGACGAATGGCTAAACAGCAACTGTGATCAGGTTTTCTCTACCGCCCTAACTTGGGCGCTGTGCTTTGGCACAACCTACGTCAAGATGATCGTCAACAATGGCGTTCACCCGTACATGGTGGAACCGGCGTCCATTGGCGTCTTGCGTGAGGATGTTCCCTACACGGATCGTCAAGAGGCGATAGCGCAGACCTACTACATCACTAAGTCGGAACTCTACGCCCGTCTGTACTCGCACCCCAAGCGTGATGAGATTGTCAAACGGGTAACGTCTTCCTACCAGCCGCAGACACTCGACATTCCTGATGGCATTGACCGCATCATTATGTCGCAGACCAACCCGACCATGACCGGCACAGTCAACCTAGACCTGTCCGGCATGAACCGCTACAAGGCGCGGGTGGCTGAAGACACGGTAGAGATGACGGAACTGTGGGTGTGGAACGATGACACGCTGGACTATCAGGTGGTCACAATTGCCGAACCGGATGTCATCATCTATGACCGACCAGGTGAGCAAGTTTTCCTAAAAGGCGAATTGCCGTTTGTCCAACTTTGCCCTAACCCAATGTACGACTACTACTGGGGTCAGAGCGAGGTGCAGCGCTTGGTGTTCTTGCAGTCGTTGCGGAACAAGCGCATGACGGAGATTTTGGACTTGCTGTCTAAGCAAGTTGCGCCGCCAACGGCATTGATTGGCTTTACCGGCATCTTGGATGAAAAGAACTTTGCGTTGAATCGGGCAGGCGGCTTGCTAGCAACCGATATGCCTAACGCCAAAGTTGAGAAGATGGCTCCGCAAATGCCAGGTGACTTGTTCGAGGTGATCCGTGAAGTGGATCAGATGTTCGCGGAAGCGTCAGGTATTACAAGCGTACTCTCAGGCAGAGGGGAAACCGGCGTCAGAAGCCAAGGTCACGCCTCCCAACTCGCCCGACTTGGCTCCTCAAGAGCGAAAAAACGTGCGCTCATCATTGAAGATAGTCTGGAAAAAGTAGCCACACTGTTCCTAAAACTGATTCAAGCCTACGACAACACCAAGCTAAAAGATGCTGAAGGGTTGCCATTTATAGCAGAACAGTTTACAAAGAACTATGTGGTGAAGGTAGACGCGCATTCCAACAGCCCGATCTTTACTGAAGACCTGCGACAGCTTGCCTTCAATATGTTTAAGGCTGGCGCTATCGACAAGGAATCTCTGATAGATTTGCTTGAACCACCGATGAAGCAGTTGCTGAAGGAAAAGCTGAAAGTCATGGAAGCAAAACAGGCACAGCAGCCTCAACAGCAACCGCAACAAGGTAAACCTGATTTGAAAGCAGTGGGGGAATGATGGCAAAAGGCGATATTTCACCAAAAGCGGATCAACCGAGAGCAGGCACAACGGCTCCGATGAAAGATTCACCCCGTCAGCCAAACCTTCAATATCGGGTGCAAGGCGTAAAGAGTTTTGACCGTAGCCCGTCTACACGGACTTACGGGCGCACAGTAAGGGGATAAGTTAGTTAGGAGATGATGATGTACAAGAAAATGAAGCGCGGTCGCAAGACTCGTCGGTAATTAGTTTCCCCGCAAGGGAAAAGGGTGTGGCTGCCTGCCCCATGAACTAGGTGGCCGCTGCTTAAAGGAGGCCATCATGGCACGCAAAGCACGCAAAGGTCGTAAAGGCCGTAAGTAATCC